CATCGCCTTTTCTTCGTCCAGCGTGCGAACCATTGGCGAACCGGTCACCGGGTCAAGTTTCGGGTCAACCGTCGGATGGTCGATGAAAAGCAGATCAACACCGTTTGCAATGGCATTGAAAAAATAATCCATCGCAAAGATTGTGTGATTGTTGCCCGAGCCGTCAACATCATCGGAAAATTCAACAAAACCAGGCGCGGGCGGTTCAACGAACGTAACAGCCCGTTCGAATGGCTTTGCGGCCAACCCTTCCACAATGTCGCGGTAAATGTTGGTAAGCTTCGCATTGCTTTGCCGGAATGCGTATTCATCCGCTGTTTCGTCCGGAAACTTCGGCATGTACCGGGTGCCGGCAAGAATGACCGCGTTTTCGCCTTCCATGAAATCGGCCGTGTCATGCCAGAATTCGGCCATGCTTGCCAAATCCGGCGCGATCTTTTCCAGTCGGTCTTTGTTCTTTTCCATGCCTAGCGCCCGATCAAAACAGGAATGTTAAGGTTGTCGGGCGGAAAGTACCCCATAACCGCCGCATCCGCAAGGTTCGGGCTTTTGGTTCCTTCAGGCTTTTTGTCAATGACCATTTGCATTTTGCCATTATGGACCATGACCGGTTGCGCCAATTCCTTTTCAAGCTTGCGAATGAGCGGGTTGGAAGTGTTCAAGCTAATCAGTGTGTCAACCGGGTGTTCTATACCCTGGGTGCGCATTTGCCACGTTCGCAGAAACCGATTTCGCATACTCCACCACGCTTGCGCCTTGAAGTTTGCGAAAAAATCCTTGTTGAACGGGCTTTCCGGGTCATCCGGCACAACCCGTTCGAACGGTGAGTTGACCGCCGCGCCGGCATTCCAGCCGATAAACTCGGGCAATCCAACCAACTTTTCATCGATCACAAGCCGGTTGACTTCAGCCTTGACGGCCGCACCTAGCGCGATGTTGTCATAAAACACGATGGCAGATGAGCCGTATTGACGGAAATGCCCGATTGCCTTTCGTGCCGCCACGCCTGGGTCACGGCTTCCCCATTCTTCGGACAAATCCAGCACCACGCCGTCAATATCGGCAATCGCGTTGGTGTCTCCGCCTTCGTCCGCCACGTCAAAACCGCCATGCCGACGCCCGCCGCGCATCCCCTTGATGAACAAATGAGCGTCACGGGCGGCAATTATCCATTCCATCGGAATGATTGTTCCGGTCACCGCCGCCGACGCGTTCCGCTCAACTTCCTGCGCAAAGACATGCAACATGCCTTCACGTTCCGCTTTTGCCCGTCGCCGGTCATACCATTCTTGTGTTTTGTCGGGATGGTCCGACCAATCAAAGATGAATACCCGAGTAAAGCCGGGCTTTTTATCCGGCCATTCGGTGCCGGCTTCACGGCGTTTCTGAAATGGGTTGTTAATGCCGTTTACGGACGAAATGTCAATCTGTACTCGGGTATTGTCACCAAGCGCCGCTTCGATCAATTCCGGGTGTTCGTAGTGAGCACTTTCGTCTTTGAAATAAATCTTTGTGCGCCCGCCACGCCCGATATTGTCGCCGCTTTCGCCCGTGATGGTCGAGCCATTCGCCGGGTTAATCAATTTCATGAATGTTGCATGTTTGGAGCGTTCAAACCCTTCGGGCAAGAACACCGACGGCAACCGGTCAACGATTTGGCGAAGCTTTTCAAAGATTGACGACGCATCGCCCAACCGGTCAACCAATTCTTGTTTTCGCGAACCCCAACCAATCGCAACGTCTTTGACAAACAACCATGCGCAAATGCTAAACGCGCATGAAACCCAGGTTGCGCCCATGTCACGGGCTTTTTCGGTCAACCCGTTTTCTTCATCGTTGTAACAGGAAACCAGAAAATCAAAATATTCCTTTTGCCGTTCGAACAGTGCAAACGGCATCCATTTGAATTCGTTCCGGCGCGGATCAAATGTTTCGAACCAATCCATAACGAATTCATGCCAATTTTCTTGACGCGAATAATAAGCCCGAGCGCCGGCCAATGCCACCGGGTCAGAATTCAGAATGTCAAGTTGTTTCATCCGCCATGCGTAAATCGCTTTATAGTCGCGTTGCGGCCATGTCTCACGCGTCAACACCGCCGGCCGGATTGGTTCCAGCGGCGGCGGGTCAAATATGGACGGGTGCGGCGTAAACATTACGTGCCGTTGATAGTGATTGATGTTGCGACACGATGACACAAACCAATCAAATAAGTGTCGGTGTTGTTCGCTTCGGTTGTCGCCTGAAGCGTGCTTATTTTGCCTTCAGCATTAACCCGAATGACCATAACCGTTTCATGTTTATCTTTCCGGCATTCCGCAAGTGCCGTGAGCAAGCACTGTTCCGGCGTCCAGGTATCAGAACCGCCGGGTTGAAAATTTGGCACAAGTGTTGAAATGTTGTCGGTCATCCTCTTAGCTTTCTTGCATACATTTCCGCCAATTGTTCCGGCGTGAGATTGACCGAAACGGTTTCCGCTTGAACGCGTACGTTCATATTCACGTTTAACTGTTCCGGCTGGTACAGTTGCAAATATTTCATAAGCTTTTCCAGCCCGTCCATTTTGGAGTGAAGCCGCAACTTTACCCGCCGAACGTCGCGGGCATCTTCACCGCGACCTTCCTTGAAATCTTCAACAGTGATTTCCTGAATTGCGGCCATCTGGTCAACAGTGCAATTCGACAAATCAATATAAGGTTCGCCGCTTTCGGTAATATGCACATAGTTGCCCATGTTGGACAAGGCGACGGTCGCGACCTCACGCAACACCCGGTCAGATGACAGATTAAATTTTTGCGACAGTTCCGCCGCACGTTGCGCAATGGCCGCTTTGATCCTGGGCTTGTTCAACATCGCCCGCGACCGTTCGGCAAGCATGGCGGGCGGCGCAATGCGCAACTGTTCAACCATCATGCGCCCGGCGGCAATCGCGCTTTCGCCTAGTGTGGCAAGATACGCGTCAACGAACGCCTTTTCACCTGGGCGAAGCGCCATATAACAATCGGTCACCGCCGCGCCTTCGGGCAGTTCATCGGGATATAATGCGGGGTGGTCAAGTTGCTGTTTCATGCCCGGAACATACCCGAGCGCCGGGCATTGTGTCAAATCGGACGGGGTTAGCGTTCCGGTTGTAAAATCCAAATAGCCTAAAGGATTACAACCAACTTTTTAAACTATGGACTGAAAACTTCCATTTTCTCTATATCTATCAACTACTTATCTATTAAATAGTTCAATAGTTTAAAAAAGAGAGGGTAAAAAATTGAGAGTGTGGAAAATAAAAGTATAAAATTATGTAGAGAGAAAAAGAGAGAGCCTGAAGAGGAGTAGGGGATTTTTAAACTATTAAACTATCGGTCGAAATAAGCCATTGATCCATATACACAATTTCGTAGTTTTAGGCCATTTTTCGTTTAGGCTATTTTAAACTATTTTGGGCTATTGGACTATCACAAATTATGTAGACAATTTTGACCAGTTTTTCATAATTTTTCATAATTTCTGCATAGCCCAAAGACTTTCCCGGTAATTTGTGCCAAACGGTTTATAATTTATAATCCGTAAAAAATTCGACCGCGGCCGTTCGTTATGCGGCCGCGGTCAATGTGGTCAGGGTCGGCGGTGGAGCGGATCAAACGCCCATAAGCGCCCGAGCGTTCGCATAGAAGCGCCCGGCCTGTTCATGGTTCTTTTCCCATGACTTCAGGTGAAAAGCGGCAAGCAAAAGGTCACCTTTGCGGAGTGCCTTGACATATTCCACCCGCCGCCATTCGGCGCGGCGGTAACGGACCGCCGCGCAAGCCTGACAGAATGTTGCGCTGAATTCGCGGTTGCTGGTCATCATGACTTGACAGCCTTGCGAAGTTCCGCCGACAACTTGTCGGCTTTTTTGTTCAATTCTTTTGCTTTTTTAGTTTTACCGTCCAAATAAGCGCGGTAAGCATCGTTGCGCAATTTTTCAACATCGCGTTCGGTCATCATGGCTGGTTCCTTTCCTGTTGATATTTGTAATATACACCAACAGACCGAACCGTCAAGCGGAAATTTCGTATCCTTGCGCAATCCCGTAACCCGCCGGGCTTGCCGACGCGTCAAGGTGATAAAGCCGCGTTTGGAATGGCTGGAATTCTTGCGGGTAAACTTTGGTTGCCTTGCCGATGAAATGGTAACCAAGCGATGTAAGGGCATTCGACACACCACGCGGACCGACGGACGATTTGCCCGCTTCACGAATAAGCCGGTTGACCGCAACGGTTGACACATACCCGCCGCGAAAACCTTGTGCGTTGTCGCTTACGGCTTCAACAATCAACTGTTCAAGCCAACCACGGGAAAGCGCCACGGCTTCAGCGGTGCTTGTGGTTGCCGGTGCGCGGGTTGCTTGCTTCATTGCGTCCAGGTGGTCAGGAATGGGATAATGCAACAGCCAATGGCAAACCGCTTCAGCGCCGCCCGCACCCGCCCATTTATACAATCCGCTGAAGTATGAACCATCCATGCCGCGTGCGGAAAGGTCGGACAATTCTTGAATGGCACTGTAAAGGATTGCATAGCGGCGCGACTTGTCATTGATCGGGATTGCGTCTTTGTAATTGGTAAACATTAAAAAGTTGGTCGGATTGTCGAACATATCGGCGTCAACGCCTTTGTTCTGCATTTCTATCCGATCTTCGGAAATCCAGGTCTTGAACACTTCAACAAGTTCGCGTTTTTCATCCGTCTTGACTTCGTTAATAATGATCATCAACCGGTTGCGCATCCAACCATTGAATTTGCCGCCGCCTTCGGTCAATTCTTTTGCGCTTGGCGCATACGTGTAAGCCTGACCTAATGCACATTCCATGATTTGCTGAAACAGCGACTTGCCCGCGCCTTCCATCGATTGAATAACGAGCGACCATTTAATCTTGACGCCCGGCCGCTGGACGCATTGTGCCATATAAGCGAACAGGATTGCGCTGTCGGCTTCGGACGGGAACAGGTTTTCGACATGGCGCAAGAATGGTGTAACGTCGCCTTGCCGTGCCCGAGCAACGGGCGGGCGGTATGTGTTGACGCCCTGCAAACCGAATTCATCCGCGACAACCGCGCCATATTGGAGCGATGGCAAGAACCGGATATGGTCAACCTTCGGAATGGTCATGGCACGCCCGCGCAAAGCCGCTTTCCACGGTTCATCGGTGGTTTTCTCGCCGGCATCGTCCAGCATGAAAACTTTTCCGCCATAGTGCCCGTTAAATTTGTTGGCATCCATCAACCGACCGTTTGGCCCGAGAATGCGGCCAAGCGACGTAATCCAATAGCACCCGGCGAAGAATGCGGACTGTTCGGCCGGTGTCAGGAATTCACCGGACGGCATCGCCGCAACGGCTTGCACGGTCGCGGCTGGTTGCGGCTGTTGCACCATACCCGCCGCCATCAAATCGCCTTGGATGCCGGCACGCTTGACCACGTAAGCCCAACCGGCCGACGTGGCATCAATCGAACCCCATTGCTTTGCGTTTTCGCCCAGGTCATTGCGTGCATACCGTGCGCACCATTCCGACCAAACAGCGGCGACACCATCCGGACCATGAAGCCAACCGGCTTGTTTGGTGGCGGCGGTGAGTGCAATCCATTCATTGCGGCTTAGGCTGTTCGGATCGATCCGCCCGAGCGCATAGCGCAACCAGTCGAGCGACGGCGCGGACCATTCCGGGTGCCCGAGCGGCTTTCGTTCGCTGTTGCCGCCGATCAATGGAATGTGGAGCAATGGCGCGGCAATCGCCCAAGGATCATAACGCGGTTTACCCCATGCCGGCCCGGCTTGCACGGTGACCGGGTGCGGGTGTCGCTTCAGGTGATAGAAGCCGGGCAAACGGGCGGTATGTGCGGCATCGACAAATTGCGGGTCACCGTTGAACGCGCCGATTAGCCGTCGCTGGTTATCGGTAAAAAGTTGTTTATCTGCGTGCGCGGTGGTCATGAACCACAATTGCACCTTGCCTGGCGACGTGTTGACAATTGCGTGCGGCGGAATGGTTGACGCAATAACCCGCTGCAACTGTTGCCCGGCATCCATTCCGTCCAGGTCGAGCAATTGAGCGCGAACAATCTTCACATTGTCCAGTTTGAAACCGTGCTCGTCGGTTTCGTTAATCATGACGTGTATTCCGTAACCGGCTTGGTTCAACGCGGTCAATTCGGCTTCAACGTCAGCAAATCGACCACGACGACCGATTGCCGGCCGCGCTTTGTCGGTGTCGTGCATTGCGCGGAAATCATAAACCGCTTCAGCGCCGGCCAACGCCGACAAAAAGGCTTGTGCATGTTCATTCGGCATTGTTCGCCCGCCGCCATTCGGTCACGTCGTCAAGGTTCCATCGTGGCGGGGTTCGCCGGCCGTCGGGTCGGTCGCCTATCGGAATTGGACGCGGAAAGCCGACGGATCGCACAATCTGGTAAGCGGTCGGCCGGGAAACCCCGAGCAATCGCGCAAGTTCGGTAATGTTGACGGTGATTGACATTATGGCACCTGAATGAACATGCGAACCGGTCTATCACGGGTGTAAAAAAGTGTAAAGTGAGCATTGACAGTCAATCACTGTTCGCGTATGTTGCAAATATCAAAACCACGGGCAAACCAAACATGGCAACATTTCTGACCAAGTATCACCACAAACGCGAATTCAAAGCGGCGATGAAGTCGGCCGAACGGATGGATGTTTATTTCGTGTCAATGTTCGACCGCGTGCAATCCGGAACATTGCGCGAATTCATGGCACGCGGCTTGACCGAATGGACCGTGACAAACAGCAACCGCAAATGGTTCGCGTCCGTCACAATCAAACAAGACGGTTATCGCGGACTAAAGGCGGTGGTGGAATGATCCGCGTCTTGACGTTCCGACATGTCAGCCGCGCCGTGAGTGACGGCAACGGCCTGTACCACGCCCGCTTTCCCGGTCACCTGACAAGTGAACAAATCGTCCAGGTCATCAAAATCAAACGCAAAGGAATGGATCATGCGCGATAATAAAATCATGCTTGCTTGCAAGGCAATCGGCAACCCGGAACGGTTCGCCATGTTGTCCGAATTGGCGAAACCGTTGATGTATGTTGTCAGCGATGTCATTGTAATCAGACCCGGCGACAAGGTGACGTTGCCAAATGAAATTTCCGTCAAGGAAATGTCTGTCCGGATCGGCATTTCTCATTCGCAATGTTCGCAACATTTTTCGCAGTTGCACGCAGCGGGACTGGTTACCCGACGCAAGGAAGCGCAAACGGTTTATTACCGCCTTGCGCCTGGGTTTTCCTTTCCGCCGGTCATTTGGCAGTCGGGCGGTGTCGCGTGAGCATCACTTGTCCAAGGTGTCGCGGTACGGGTCGCGAACGGTTCGGCCTTCAGCGTTGCCAGGAATGCGCGGGTGCCGGTGTGCTGCATTATGTTGATATTTGGTTGGCGCATGACGGAACAATCGCCATTATCACCAACCGGAATGTTTACACCGTTCGAACAATAGGACAGTGAAGCAAATGGCATTTTATCCAACCTTGTTCATGCTTGCGGCGCTGTTCGGTTTGGTCATGTTCGCCCGTTATTGCATGATTGCCGCAATTTATTACACGCTTGTAATGAAACGCGGCGGAACACCCGACCAAACCGAATTCAGCAAGCTTGCCGCCGCTATGGTGTTCTTTGGAGTGCTGGCAATCCTTGGTGCATTCTTTTCAGGGTTATTGATATGAAAATTATGTACCATCCCGAACGAACCGGCAACGGCCGGTTTACCCTCAACGGCGTCCAAGTCGGCTATTTGGAAGATTGGACGCTTTACGCGTACGGCAAGCGAATTGGCGAATTCGACAACATGCCGGAAATTTACAACGCAATTGAAAAGGAAATCGAAAATGCGCAAAATCGGATGGATGACAGTAACCGGTGACAGGTGGTCAAACAACCAAGGTCATTTTCCACCCGGAATGGTTGGACCTGACCTTTACGTGGTCGAACGGTCGGACGGTATAACCGGCAGTTGGGAAAAAGGCTATATGTTGGCCGGTTATATTGTTCGCGGCGATTTAGAACAGGGTTGCGGCGAAGTGTATAAAACTCGCCAGGAAGCCGGCACAAACTGGTTACCGGTCTATCATCGGCGTGAAGAACCGGCAAAGCCCGAGCAACCGACAATCGAACAGCGGTTGGAAGCCTTGGAAAAGTCGGTCGAATTGCTGGCAAAGGCGGTTCGCAATGACAAAGAGTTGGAACACTTGCCCAAAACGGACAACATCACGTTTGCCGATTTGGCTTTTCTCGCAGCTTACGTCGCACTTCGTGTCAAACCGTCCGACCTTCCGAACGAAGTTGAGCGGTTGATTGCTGGACGCCCGAAACCATACTAAGGCAATCTCAAAATGCGCCGGGCTTCGCCGGTTGTTTGTGCGAAGCCCGCGAACCCGCCGGCATCTTTTACCAGATTGATAAACCGATTTTGCGCGACGGTGTGCGGATCATTGATTTTCAAAGCCCAATGCGTTGATTTGCATTCAATCGCGAAGAACACACCAAGCACCGAGCCGACCATTTCCGGTGTGACAGTTATCGGCCGAATG